TATCCTTATGTTGATCACTTCAATGGGTATCTTTGGATTCTTGAGCAAAGCACATCTAGATCAAGCAGTGCCAGCAGGTGATATCAGCAGTCAAGTACAGATATTCGATGACAAGATCAAGACTGAGCGTGACAATATTGAAGGCGCAAGAAAAGCCCTAAAGCAGATGGACGCACAGGTTGATGAGAAACTAAGTCGTACCACAGATGATCGAGGAGCAGAACGTGCTGTACAGATACGTCGTAGCCAATCCAAAGAGAGAACTAATCTCCAAAACGAAATTTCCTCCGCACAGAAAAAGATTTCAGCACTACAAGAACAACGTGCTCCTATAGCTAGCCAAGCACGTAAAGTAGAAGCAGAAGTTGGTCCAATCAAATATATTGCGGCTTTAATCTACGGTGACAATCCAGATGCTAACCTATTAGAAAAAGCAGTCAGATGGGTGATCATCTTAATCGTCTTGGTATTTGATCCACTTGCTTTAGTTTTAATCTTGGCCGCTGATCAGACATTTGCTTGGCATAGAGAAGATAAGAAGAAACGAGAAGGATGGAGCCAAGTTTGGCAACCTAACAGTGAAGCATGGCCTGAATGGAATGATTTACCGGAAGCTACTGAAGACTTTGATCCAAGACCCGAGCCTAAGTATGAACCAGATGATGGTCTGTTAACTGACAAACAAATTGATACTATTAAACAAGCCAGTGGAGTTCCACAAGATCCAAATGGCGTGTCTGCTGAGGATTTTATTAAAAGTTTAGAACAAGATGTTCCTGTACTAGAAGGTGAAGAAACTCAGGCACAACGTCTGATAGATGAAGCAGAAGCTAAAAATGCTACACTCCAACGCGAACTAGAGGCAGTTAAAGCTACAGCTGAAAACCTAAAAAAAAAGTTCGTAAATTGGACCAACAAGTTCAAGAAAAAGAACTAGAAGTCCAAACCAAAACCACAGCACTAACCCAAACTGAATTAGACCTAGCCAATGCTGTAGTATTAATACAAGAAAAAGACAAAGAATTAGCTAATATTGGTGTAGTTGTCAACCAAGAAGATCAAAAAATTCAACAGTTAGAAATTAAATTAGCTCAAAAAGAAAGTGCATTGGCTAATTTACAATCTTCGTTTGGTGAATTGTTTTATGATCATGACAATGAACATCAAGAACTTGAAATGATCAAAAGCGTTGATCCAGTGGTGTTAACTGATCATCTAGGTAATCCAGTAGCAACCTATTATCCAATGGTAGAAGTTGCTAAAGGATTGCCTTTACCAGAAAATGCAGTTCCAATAGAAAAACCTATAGAACCAGTTGTTCCACTAAATAGTGATGCAGTGGAAATACCAAACTTTGGTATAACAGACAATGATGCAGACAATAGTGGAGAACAGAAACAAAATCCAACCAATGCTGGGTTTGGTACTAAATTTCCAACTGATCCAGCTAAAGGTGACGTATTTTTAAGAGTAGACTACTTACCAAGTAAGTTATTCAAATGGAATGAAAAAAAGTGGATAGAAGTAGATAAAGACGGTACAGATAGGTATGCATATGATGAAGAATATATCAAGCATCTAATAGATAAATTGGGCAGTGGAGAATATGACTATGATATTCTAAGTAATGCTGAACAACAACAAATCGAGAGGTATTTAAATGGAAACTCAAAATAGTAGGATTATAACATATCCTAGTGTAGTAGAAAAACAATCAGATCATACGGTTGTTTTAATTGATGCAATAGATGAAGACATAGAAAGAATAGGACTATTTTTAGCAGTCTGCCAAAAGAATTTTGATGTCTATCTCTATCAGGGCGAAACAGGTGATCTAGAGTGGTTGAATCATATAGGACAATCAGCCGATACATATCTAATAAATGAAGTTAGTCAGGTTCGGATATCTCCAGATAGTATACGCTATGGTATAGGACAAGAATACCCTAATCCATTAAAGTATTTTGAACAAATTGAGCAACAAGTTGTTGACAATACTGTAGAAACTTTGTTATAATATGGTAAATAATATACTATTATAATCAAGGAAAGGTATTAATGGCATTTGAAAACAGTCTAAAAGGCAGCACAGTTTACGTTAAAAATGATAACGTAGAACAGGCTATGCGTAAGTTCAAAAAGAAGATACAGGATAGTGGATTGTTATTAGATATACGTGCTCGTGAGCACTACGAAAAACCCACCACAGAACGTAAACGTAAAGCAAGTGCAGCTAAAAACCGTTGGAAAAAGAAAGTAGCTAGCCAAAAATTACCACCAAAATTATATTAGTATATAATAAACTGTAGTAGAAATAAATAATTGTATAGGGTGCCTTAGGGGCTCTATATTTAGATCTTGCTTAATTAAAGGAGAAACTATATGTCTAAGATCATCGGTATCGATTTAGGTACAACCAATTCTTGTGTTGCTATCCTAGAAAACAACAAACCCAAAGTAATTGAAAACAATGAAGGTGCTCGTACTACACCTAGCGTCGTTGCCTATGGCGATGAGATTCTAGTTGGTGCGCCAGCCAAACGTCAAGCAGTAACTAATCCAAAGAAAACTATCTATGCAAGTAAACGCCTGATTGGGCGTAAGTTTGACGAAAAAGAAGTCCAAAAGGATTTAGATCTAATGCCCTACGAAATCATCAAAAACAAAAATGGTGACGCATGGGTTAAAATTGATGATCAAGAACTAGCACCTCCACAGATCTCAGCAGAAGTTTTGATCAAAATGAAAAAGACAGCTGAAGACTATCTTGGTTATGAAGTAACACAGGCTGTTATCACTGTTCCAGCTTACTTCAATGACGCACAACGTCAAGCAACCAAAGACGCAGGCAAGATCGCAGGCTTAGAAGTCCTACGTATCATCAATGAACCAACAGCGGCAGCCTTGGCATTTGGTATGGACAAACAAGAAAAAGGTGATCGAAAGATCGCTGTATACGACCTAGGTGGCGGCACATTTGATATCAGTATCATTGAGATTAGCAACGTTGATGGTGAACACCAATTTGAAGTGCTATCAACTAATGGTGATACATTCTTAGGCGGCGAAGACTTTGACCAACGCATCATGGATTACTTGGTATCCGAGTTTAAGAAAGAAAGCGGTGTTGATCTAAAGAATGATACATTAGCTCTACAACGTCTAAAAGATGCCGCTGAAAAAGCTAAAATTGAATTATCGAGTTCAGCCCAAACAGAAGTTAATCTTCCTTATATTACTGCTGATGCTAGCGGCCCAAAACACCTAAATGTTAAGATTACACGTTCTAAATTTGAATCATTGGTTGAAGAATTAATTAAACGTAGTATTGAGCCATGCAAGGTTGCCATCAAAGATGCAGGAGTATCAGCCGGTGACATCAGTGATGTTATCTTAGTTGGTGGTCAAACACGTATGCCTAAGGTGCAAGAAGAAGTTGAACGCCTATTTGGTAAAGCACCACGCAAAGATGTAAACCCAGACGAAGCAGTGGCAGTTGGTGCTGCCATCCAAGGTGCTGTGCTAGGTGGTGACAAAACTGATGTACTATTATTAGATGTCACTCCGTTAAGTTTAGGTATTGAGACCATTGGTGGTGTATTAACTAAACTTATTAAGAAGAATACAACAATACCAACCAAAGCCAGTCAGGTGTTCTCAACAGCAGATGACAATCAACCAGCAGTGACTATTGCAGTCTTTCAAGGCGAACGTGAATTTGTTAAAGACAATAAGAAACTTGGCGAATTTAATCTAGAAGGTATTGAACCTTCTCCGCGTGGCTTACCAGCTATTGAAGTCACGTTAGATATTGATGCCAATGGTATCCTTAAAGTCAGTGCTAAAGATAAGAAAACTGGCAAAGAAAACAAGATCACTATTAAAGCTAATTCAGGATTAACTGAAGAAGAAATTGAAAAGATGATTCAAGATGCTGAAGCTAATGCAGAAGCTGATAAAAAGCAACGTGCTTTGATTGATTCACGTAATAATGCTGATAGTCAACTTTACCAAGTTAATAAAACATTAAAAGAACTAGGTGACAATATTACCGCAGACGAAAAGTTAGCTATTGAAACAGCAATTAAAGCAGTTGAAGAAGCTGTTAAAGGTGACGACATACCAGCCATCAGTGATAGCTTAGACGCACTAACTAAATCTGCAGAGCCATTGTTTAGGGCATTCCAATCCGCTGAAGCGGCTAAACAAGCAGAAGTGGAACCTGGTGCTGAAACAAATTCAGAAAAACCCAGCGATGTAGTAGATGCTGAGTTCACTGAAGTTAAAAAGGATGCCGAATAAGGGTCCTTGATTTAATCTTGCTTAACTATAAGGAGAATAAGCTATGAAACAAGTATATATTAACACTCTGGATATTCCAAGTATCCAGAGATTTGCAGTTGGATTTGACCGCATGTTTGATGAGCTCAGCCGTACAGCTGGCACATTGAATGCCAGCAACTATCCACCTTACAACATCATCAAAGAAACAGAAACTATCTGGAAGATTGAGGTAGCGGTCGCAGGCTTTGACGAAAGTGAGTTGGATGTTGAAATCGTTAACAACGAACTAGTTGTCACAGGTGCAGTCAACAAAGAAAACAAAGTAGAAGCGCAGTATCTACATCAAGGTATTGCAGGCCGTGACTTTGAACGCACATTTGCTCTCGCAGATAACGTAGAAGTTAAAGGCGCCGCAGTTAAAAATGGTATCTTAACAGTTACTTTAGAACATATCGTTCCGGAGTCAGCTAAGCCAAAAAAGATTGCAATTACCTTTCAGAAGTAGTATAATTAATAGTATGGGCGGTAGAAATATCGCCTTACTAAAATAACAACGATGACAATATTTGAAAAGGAACGTATGGGTAAAGCTGTCACAAAAATAAGACCACAACCTAACTTTGATTTAAAAGAACCTCCATTATATAAAATACTCTACATCAATGATAATGTGACCACGGTGGAATTTGTTGTAGAAACTTTAATTAAAATATTTGATCATAGTCCGGAATCGGCCGAAGCCATAACAAGTAAAATCCATGATGAAGGGTCTGGTATTGCTGCAATTTTACCTTACGAAATGGCGGAACAAAAGGGCGTAGAAGTCACCCAGTTGGCTCGCAACAAGGGATTCCCGTTAGTTGTTAAATTAGAGCCAGATGTATGATATTCAATAAGGTACAGGAATTAAAAGCACAAGGATTACGTATAGGATTCACAGCGTCACAATTTGACATGCTACACGCAGGTCATGTTGCTATGTTGAGTGAAGCTAAAAATCACTGTGATTATCTTATTGCCGGATTACAAAACAACGCCAGCTGGGATCGTCCAGAAAAGAACGCACCAATACAGAGTATTGTGGAACGACAGATCCAACTAGCGGCAACTCGCTATGTAGATGAGATTGTAGTTTATAATACAGAAAAAGACTTAGAAGACATCTTGCTTACTTTGCCTATTGATGTTCGTATCTTAGGAATAGAATACGAAGATAAAGATTTTACAGGTAAAGATATCTGTAACAAGCGCAACATTAAATTAATCTTTAATAGTCGTGATCATAGTTTTAGTTCTAGCAGTTTACGTAAACGTGTAGTTGAAGCAGAAAGTAAAAAATGAAATTCTCAGACGAAGTTAAATTTATTGGACTATTTTTAGTAATAGTCGCATCATTGGCAATGATGTTCTTCCAACCTAGACATATCATTGTAAAATATGACTGTAGTCTAGCAGAAATATCACCAGACTATCCACAAGAAGTTAAACAACGATGCCGTGAAGAAATTCGTAAAGCATGGCTACGTTCACAAGGCAATCTATAATGGATATAATGTTAGACTTAGAAACACTGAGCACTCGCCCAGATGCTACTATATTAACCTTTGGCGCTTGCAAGTTTAGCCCATACAAACAGCATGAGATCGTGGATGGTATTTACTTCCGTGTTAATGTAGATGAACAAACAGCACTTGGTCGCCACGTAGATGACAACACTGTTGAGTGGTGGGGACGACAAGCAGATGATGTCCGTGAAGAAGCACTTGGAGAAGGTAATCGCGTTTCGTTAGACGAGTTTACTCGATCATTAAATAGATTTATAGTAGGATGTGATAACATCTGGGCACAGGGTCCTGTGTTTGATATTGTTATCTTAGAAAACCTATATAGACAGTTAAATTTACCCTGTCCATGGCAGTTCTGGCAGATACGTGATAGCCGTACTTTACTCAGCACTCACGGTGACCCTAGAGATAAAAACAAAGCAGGCCTACACAATGCCTTAGAAGATTGTGTTAGTCAAGCCCAAGCAGTTCAAACAGTGTTTGAACAGTGTGGTATTACGGAGAAACGTTAATGCAGTTAATTTTTGGTCGCGAAAATGCTGAAAAACTCAGAGAAAAATATACAGTATTAGATTTAGAAACTGTAGAAAAAGAAGGACATAAACTTGAAGTTTTTTGCTTGATATCAGCTGATAAAGTTTCAATTGGTGATTTACCACAGCTAGATAATTGGGTAAAATTACATAATGATTTTCTCAATGGGTATCATACCCAACAATATAACTTCTGTCGCCAATGTATTGAGTATTTAATGGGTAAATTTGGTGGTGAAGTAGATAGTTTTTATCAAGAAATCCTCAAGCGCATAGATAGCGTAGACCCCCAAAAGTCAGACTAATCTAGTCAACAATATACCTAGTTAATTTATAGCGGTTCCGAGTAAATAGTAATAAGGAGCCGAGAAAATGAAACTATGTATTTCATTCCTATTATTGTCAGCAGCGTTTGCGGTATCTGCACAACCCTTGCCTGACTACACATTTAAAAGCCCATCATTTAACGGTAATGGTTATAGTGCTCATATCCTCACCATCGAAAATCAAGAACATAATCGTAGAGAAGCCATACAAAAAGAGATCCAGGCCAAGCTAGAAAAAGAAGCTAACGATGCCAAAAATACCAATATTTCCAAGTTTATGAACAACTTGGAATCACGTATCTACGCACAGATCAGCCAAAACTTGGCTACTGCTATGTTTGCTGAAGGTGGCGGAAACTCAGGCACGCTTAATTTTGAAGGTAACATAATCAACTGGACTAAATCCAGCACTGAGATTACCTTAAATGTAACAGATTACGTAGGGAGTTCTACCAGTATTACTATACCGTTAGGACAATTTGTGTTTCAATAATATGAGAAAATTGTTAGCTGTGTTTATGTTGTTCATGCTTGTAGGTTGTGCTACAACCAGCAAGTTCAGCTCACCTGAAAAGCCCACACAGGTCAAGAACCTGATGCAGAAAGAGTTTGATACTATACCGCCGCCGGCAGGCAAGCCAGTGGTAGTAGCAGTGTATAGTTTCTTAGATAAGACAGGACAACGTCGCCCTGCGGCAACTATCGCTAATTTGTCAACTGCGGTCACACAGGGTGCTGATGCATTCTTGATCAAAGCATTAGGTGATGTAGGTCGAGGAACTTGGTTTACTGTGGTTGAACGTGTAGGCATTGACAGCTTGACCAAAGAGCGTCAACTGATCCGTCAGATGCGTGAAGCCTATGATGGTGCTAATGCTAAACCATTGAGCCCGATGATGTTTGCTGGTGTGATCATAGAAGGTGGTATCACAGGCTATGACTCAAGCACTAAAAGCGGTGGCTATGCGGCACGTATCTTAGGCATAGGCCCTCAGACACAATACAGTGAAGATATAGTAACAGTTAGTTTGAGATTAATTAGTGTTAATACAGGCAAGGTCTTAGCCAGTGTTAACGTGCAGAAAACGATCTACAGCACCAGCGATAGTCTAGCAGTGCTGAAATTTATTAAAGATGGTACGCAGGCGTTTGAATTAGAAGCAGGACTCAC